TTTTATTTGTAAATGTATCTGTAGTATCTTTACCAACAAGAGTTGTTGTTGCATTTGGAAGTGTTACAGTTACATCTTGTGTTGGCTCTGTGACAAGGAGTGTTGTCTCAAAATCATCTGGGGTTGCACCCTCAAAAATAATTCTATCTGAAAATGTTGGTGTTGCAGATACAGCAGCATCAATTACACCTGTTGAATCATTATATGTAAATGTGATACCTGTTTGGGTACCGTTTGTAAACATCGCTGCAGTTGTATCTTGCAGGAATTCTGTGCTTGCCTCTGTTAAAACGTTAGAGCCATTAACGGTAGCAGATGATCCTTCTACTACCAGCCCGTTTTTAATTCGGAAGGCTTTGTCGACTGTAGCCATTCTTTACTCCTTATGGGTCATGCTTTCAAACCTGTACGGTAGTACCGCAAGGTCATCGGCGTTAGTGTTGGTGTCACCGTCATGCTAATTGTACCAGAATTTAAACTGGCAGTGATATTACCTACATTATTGCCAGTGTTAGCAACTGAGGCAAATTCTGTAATATTTTGATTAGTGCCATCAAAAACAAGGTTTATTTCAGTACTTCTATAAGAACTAGAACCAGCATGTGATAATTGAATCATATACTTTATAGTTCTCCAGATAGATGTATCTATTGTGTCAAATACTGTTGCTGATTCTATACCGTTGATTGTTACGGAGTTATTTCCGTCCCCTCCCAAAGAATCTGCACGGTATGAAGTAGTATCAATAAGATCTGCATAGTCCTGCCCATTAGGTCTATCGCCAGTCTCAAACTTTGATTTTAATTGATTTATGGGTAGGATTGCCATATTAGTGATTATATCATAAAATGTAGTTATTAAAACCTATGACTGCTATGCCAATTGGGGCGGGATTTGAAGGAGAATATCCACCAATATCAATTGTTTGAAATCTTACTCTAAATGGCATAACTGTTGCAACATCACATAAAACATTAGATAATGTTTCATATGCTGTATCACAACATTGGTCTGTAGAAATAATCTCAGATATAGGATTATCTATTGTATTGAATTGTACTATTGGCATTATTCAGTAACGCTATCAATCATTGTCATAGTACCCTGTGCTACCGTCCAAACTGAGGCGGGAGAGGTAGTTGACATTTGAATATCAAAGCGATCTCCTGTACTAAGCAATGCTGATTCTACAGCAGTTAAAGAAACTGTAAATTCTCCAGGACCATCATCTGGTGTTGCTCCAGGAGATAACTCTACAACTGGAACACTTGTATTAGGTGGAACAATATCCATTTCAATTGTCCACTCTGCAATATCTAATGGATTTTTATCATTATCTGTTACATAAACTCTAAATGAGGCTGTGTCGCCTTTTACAACTGTCCAAGTTACAGTTGGTGGTTCATAACCAACTGAATATGATTGAGATCCATAACCTCTATATTGTGCCATTATGCTAACCCTGCTTTCATTGATCCCCATGTGCCGTTGCCTTTAAATGATCCTACAAGAATAGTTCCATTAAGATTTGCTTTTGAAACAACACCCACTACACCAGAATTTGTTTCAGCAGTAATTGGTTGAGTTGCTGTAAGTCCACCAGAACTTCCAACATACAGTGTATCTCCGACGGTATATGTAGAAGTATCAACTCCAGTAAATACACCAGATATAACTACAACTCCATCACTACCATTTCCAATTGCAGATTGTGCTAATCCAATTACAGGAAATGTTGCTAAATTACTTGCTTGAGATTTTGTAACTTCTGGTTTTCCACTTGTAGAATTATATGAAGAAATATAAACAGGATCTGCTTTATTTATTGTTACACCGCTATCATTTGTAACTTCAATAGTGTGATATGGTAAACCAATTGTAGGTAAAATAACCTCAATACGCTCTGCTAATGACTGAATATCCCCAGCAACATCTACTGGATCAGAATTAACTGGATATGGTAAATCATAAATTGTGGTTTCGCCAGACGCCATAGTTATTATATTATAGCATCTCCAAACAGTTGACAAAATATATTTTTTTGTGTTATACTAGGTGTTAAGAACACCATAGTTTATGGTGTTTTTGCATTTTAGGAGGAAAACTTGACAAAACATAAAATGCTTGTGGGGATGTTCAGTACTGTGTTTGTATTAGTCTCTATTTTAGGGTCTATACCTTCTCATGCTGATCAAAACAATTTATCTAAACAGGGGCTGAATTTGCTTGCCACCCATCCGGTGGCTTTTCTGCTTTCTGAGGATAAAAATGAAAAAATACTAAACAAGTATGAAAATGCGACAAGTTTGACTGACAGCCAGTTGGTTGAATTACTTAAGGCAGTAGGGTTTGAAGGAAAGGCTTTAAGAACTGCTTGGGCAGTTGCTAAGGCTGAGTCCAACGGACGACCATTTGCCTTCAACGGAAACACCAAGACTGGAGATTCCTCTTATGGTATCTTTCAGATTAATATGCTTGGGGCTTTAGGTCCAGACAGACTGGATAAGTTTGATCTTGATTTAAATGCTGAATTATTTAGTCCAGTTGTAAGTGCTCAAATTGCATACCGCATGACAAAAGGCGGTATTGATTGGAGTTCCTGGTCATCTCATAATACAGGTGCCATAAACAAATGGCTAAATAAATTCCCTAATCAATAATTTGGGAAAATAAAAATACCCCCTGGGATAAAACCTAGGGGGTTATTTTTTTTATATTAATTATTCTGTTGGGGTTTGTTCCGTAGGCTCTTCAATTACTGGAGCAATAAAACTTATTCCATTATAAAACCAACCTATAGTAGCAGGGTTTTCATCTGTGTATTCTACACAAATTCTTCCTGTTACTAATTCTGCAATCTCTTGTGACTCAGCAATAATTACATTAGTAACTATTCCATCTTTAATTACAGCATAATTAGCCATTGATTTATTCCTTTTCTACAAATTTTCCATTAATATATTTAGCCCCTATCCAAGCAGGACTATTTTCTAAAGTCATTTTAATAAGCGTTCTACCATTTGCTTCTTTAAGTAAGTCTTCTTCAGATACATCTGGTGGAATAGCAGCAATAACTGTTTTGTTATCTATATCTAACATTGCCCACATTTTTAACTATATAGCAAGATTGCTCCTGCTCCTCCTGAAGCACCAGCACGTACTGCGGCTGCAATATTACTATTATTAAATGCTGTATTGCCACTGCTTGCACCACCAGCGCCTCCACCACCACCGCCTGGTGTTGATCCAGCATTTCCTGCGTTTCCAGCAAGTACTGTACTATTACTTCTTGCTCCATTTCCTCCAGAGCCGCCAGCGCCACCAAAGGATGATGCAGCACCACCTGCTCCACCACTTCCTACATTTGTAGTATTTCCAATTGCTCCAGCGCCGCCAGCGCCACCGCCACCTGGTGCAAATATTGCTAAGGACGAACCTGTTCCAAGTCCAGTTCCGCCGAGACCACCATTTCCTGAGTATGAGGCACTACCAGTTGCTACTGAACCTGGACCGCCTTGACTTCCATCAGAAGCAGAAGTTCCACCTGCTCCACCATTTCCACCATTGTTTGTGTTAACGTTTCCTCCGCCGCCTGCGCCAGATCCACCACCGCCGCCGCCAGAGCCACCATTACCTCCAGTACCTGCAGTAGTAAAAAATGTAGCACCTCCCCCATTTCCACCGTTAGCAGAAATTGTTCCGAAAGTTGTACTGCCTCCAGAACCACCAGTACCATTGCTACCTATTCCACCTGCGCCAACAGTATATGTTTGATTTGCCGAAAATAAAGCAGTTTGACCAAATGCACAACTACCTCCGCCGCCTCCGCCGCCTCCGCCAATACCTATCATATAACTAAAATTTCCACCAGCATCATTTGCAGTAGCAGCACCGCCACCGCCACCGCCGCCAATACAAATAACATATGCTATTTGTGGAGAATTTGCTGATCCATTTGTTGCATATGTTCCGGAGGTGTTAAGTGTTGCTCTTAATGATGGTGTATTACTTGGTGCTGGTATTGTTGACAAACCCATTTTTTACTCCTTATGAAATTTCTACACCAGAAATATGGAAATTTACTGTTGTAGCAGAAGCAGATCCAGAAACTGTTTTTGGTGTTGAATTTGCTGGAATTACTTGTTTTAAATCTACGAATGTTGTTGTGTTTGCTGCTACGGATACTCCTGAGAGTACCGCCACAGAATCAATATTAATTGTTGCTGTTGCAGATGATGCAGCAGTATTTGTAATTGCAATATTTGTTACTACTGTTGTAGTAGATGAATTTGGAACGGTATAAAGAGTAGTGTTGCTTGTTGCAGCAGCACCTCTATATAATGCTTTGGTTGTTGTAGCCATTAGTTACTACCTCCTTGTTTTTATTATATCAAATTTTTAATAGGCATCCATTACATCCATAATGATGATGCTATCAAAATCTATTGTTCCCCATGATGAATTTGTGCCATCTGATGTTAAATATTTTCCAGATGCCCCGCTTTGTGAAGGCACTACATATACTGATGCTGTATCTAGGGAAATTGTAATTGTTCCAGCAGTACCGCCTCCTGTTAGACCTGTACCTGCTGTTACACCAGAAATATCACCGTCATTTGCTACCCATGCAGATCCATTGTAATATTGAATCTGATTAAGTGGATTTCCACTACCATCTTGTCTAACAAATGCTAGTGTTCCATGTGCTGGTGATGTTAGCGCTGCGTCTCTTGCAGCGGGATTAAGAAAATTATTAAATCCATCTCTCATATTTACAGTAGCATCTGTTGTTACTGTATTTAGAAATGTTTGTGTACCGCCCCATTCGTAACCAGAAGCGGTGTCAATTTTAGCCCCTACCGCATACCAAACACCATCAGTAGATGTTGCTCCTGCTTGGAACATATATGTTGGTTTGCCAGAATTATCAAATGTAATTGCCATAGTGATTATTATAACAGAAAATTATTCTGTTACTTCCTCCTCTGTTAATTTAATAAATTTATCTAATTCAGGCTTATAGATATCCCCGGGACATGCATAAACGCCTCGAAAATTTCCATTATAAGATGTTTGTAACCACTCGGTATTTTCTCCATATAGCGACTTACAAAATGCAATACCAATTGGTTCTGATTCTGGAAAAGGTTTGTTTTCTAGAACTTCATTATTAACAACAATAACTTCTTGAACAATATTATTATTTATTTTTGCAAAATGTGCCATCAGCCAGTCACCACTATCACAATTCCAGAACCACCGGAACCTCCGCCTGCATTGCTTGATCCACCGCCACCAGATCCATTATTTGCAGACCCACTATTAGCAGTAGTATTACTTGTACCATTTCCAGCATTAGTTCCACCATTACCATTTGTTTGTGAGCCACCACCACCACCTGATGCATATACTACAGCAGATCCATTAATATTATTAGAGGTTCCGGAACCACCATTGCCAGCAACGTTACTAGATCCACCAGCATTTCCAGCATTTGCAGAGCCTCCACCTCCGCCTGCATAATAACTACCACCAGGATTTCCTAAACCATCAATACCTAGTCCTCGAGTATTTGCTCCGCTTGAACTAGAATATCCACCACCACCAGAGCCTCCTTTTGTTCCGGGAATATATCCTTGATTTCCAAATTGAAAAGCAGGACCTCCGCCGCCACCGCCGCCTGGAGAAATGTATAAATTCCCTAATCTTGAGTCTCCACCTGGCGCTCCTCCATAGGTTCCTTGAGTTAAAGTTCCACCACCAGCACCAACTGTTACTGTATGTGTTCCAGATGATAAAAAGGCTTCTGTAGAATATAAATATCCACCGGCACCACCTCCTGGTTTTCCAGTTTCTCCACCAATTGAGCCGTTTCCTCCGCCGCCACCGCCGCCTACTATAAGAATTTCTGCATAACCGCTAGTTCCGACAGTAATAGATCCGCTTCCATTAAATTGATAAATAGTTTTTCCTGCACGAGCATTGTTGTTAGTTGTTGGTGAACCAGTAGTTCCAGTTACTGTTGCTTTACCAACACCACCACTACCTACAGGACCAATAAATGGACTCATGCGTACTTCACCTGTGCGGCAAACACTGTAAATGTTGCACTTGCTGTTTTTAAAATTGAAAATTGATACATATCAATAGATGAAGCATTTCCAGCACTATATGCTGTACCACCACTATATTTAGGTGTTACTGAACTACCGTCGATTGTAATAGCCGAAGGGTAGTAAGGAGTTGCTCCATTTGTATTAATCCAAACAAATGTAATTGTTTCACCTACAGACATTTTACTGTCTAGGCTTGTGCTTGAATTATATCTAAAATTTAATGTATGGTTTCCTGTTGCATTTGAGGTGTAATACCATACCGCCGAAGTTTCTGCGTCAATCTGAATAGTTCCAGTAGCAGCAGATGCAACTATATTTGCTGTTTCTGTAGGGGCTTTAAAAGTAGAATAGTTTGCTATAGCATCATTAATTGTAGGTGCTGTAAGAGTTTTAGCAGACATTGTTAATGAATTGCTTGTTGTTGCAAGTACAGTGGTATCTGCAGATATTGTTACTGCTCCACTTGTACCGCCACCAGTTAGACCTGTTCCAGCGGTAACACCAGAAATGTCGCCTGCTACGTTATCGGCATTCGTTCTTGCTTTTGTCAAAATGGTCTCCCTTTTATAATGTTATTATAGCAGATTACTTAATTAGAGCATCTGCTTCTTCTTGTGTAAGACCTAGAGCAAGTAATTTTGCTATACCGTTTGCCTTTGCCTCTGCAGCAGCAGCAGCCTCAGCCTCACGAGCAGCCTGTTCTGCAGCAAATGCGGCAGCATCAGCCTCACGTTGTGCGATTTCTTCGGCGGTAAGCGGAAGAACTTGCTGTTCTCCAGTCTCACAATTAACAACAACTTTTGTTAATGTTTCTGACATATTATTTTCCTCCTTTTGTTATTTTAATATTATACATTATGCTTTTAAAATTCCATACAGTGTGGCTGTTGAGTATTGAACAAATGAAGTTGCTTCGCTTGTCAACTTAATACTAGTAATGGCATTGGTTAAAGTCCATATTCCAGAATTTACTGCTAAATAACATTCTGCTGTATTATTTTCTTCTACCATATCTTCCGATACAGTTTTAGAATGAGATGATGTGTAGTTTGGTATATATATTTCTGAATTACAAAATGTATTGGCAGTATTACCAGCAGTTGGATGGTTGTTTGTTACTCTTATAAATGATGTACCATCGGTACCTGCGCTGCTGGGGCTTGTATTTCCTGAACCTCTTATATATCTAAAAGAATAATTTTGTGCTGTACTATTATTAAAAATCATTTGAGCACTACCGCCGTGAGCGCCTGCAAGAGAACTTCTTAAAGATAATTTAAGAAGTAAGTCAGTGTAAGTCTGTGGAATTGATGTAAATTCAATAATACTAGATCCACCAGATCCTACTGTTACGTTTGATATTGGAACATAAGTAATTGCCATTATGCCGCCTTTATTCCGTAAATAGTAAATGTTCCACTCATAGTAAGAGATGAAGTTGAAATATCTACCCTATTAATTGCTGAAGTAGAACGCCAAGTTCCACCTGCAGCAGTTGGTCCGCCTGCACCATGGGCAATATCACATCTGCCTAGCCAAGATTTATATGTATTAGTGTTGGCATAATTGAAAATATTTACTGCAAGTGTAAAATAAGAGTTAGCATTTGGAGTCCATACGTATAACCATTGTGTTCCATATCTAGCAGATGCAGCAGAACTTCCATTTCCAATCATCATCGTAACCCCGCCATTAGATGAATCACCATTAAATTCTATTTTCATAAGTGGTGCATCGTTATAACCAACAAATACAAGTTTTAAATCAGTATATGTAGCAGGAATTGATGTAAAAGAAATTGAACTAACTCCAGATACGCTTTGAGTTGCTACTGGTTCATATGTTGCTGGCATTATGCAACTCCTTTTATTCCATAAAGAGCAAAACTTGAATATTGATACAAATTAGTACCGCCATGACCTGAAAGCGTTATTGAAGTTATAGCAGATGTATCATTCCATAATGATGATATTAACCAAATTTGACCACTAGTATTAGCCGCATCACTGCCAGATAATGACCTTATAGTTTTTACCTTATTAGTATTTGTATAGTCTAATATATCTATTACTGCAGCAGAACCTACAGTAGAAGCCGCTGAGTTATTTACAACAATTCCATTATAGTTAGAAGAATACGAACTTGTAAAAATACTTGCTCCATCTCCATATAAAGAATGTGAAATAACTGGTGTTGAACCATTAGGTTGAATTATTACCCAAGTCGAATTATATGAAAATGCTCTTATCTGTAAATGAGTATATGTCTGTGGAATAGAGGAAAATGTAACACTAGGTGTAGAAGAATTTAGAGTTACTGTAGCAATAGATTCAAAATATCCTAATGCTCCAGGTGCTGATGACCACCCATAAACTTTTGCACCACCTATGAGTTCTGTTAATGGACTCATATTATGACCTACGCAAACTTAGTCTGAGACGCTAATACCGTGAATGTAGCAGATGCTGTTTTAATAATGTTGAATAGATATACATCAATACTACTTGCATTTCCTGCAGAAGGTGCAGTACCGCCTTGCCATTCTACTGTAACCCCAGATGTTGTTCCATCAACCTGTAAAGATGTTTGATAATAAGCAGTAGATCCTTGTGTTGCCATAAATGCAACTGTAATTGCATCTCCTG